CTTGTGACCGTAACAGGATCTTCACTGAACGTATCTGGGACTTCAAATCTTGCAAACATTGTCAGCTCCAACATATTTGGAGATGTAATCAGAGGTACAACAGTAACTGGGGCTTCGTTGAATGTGACGGGTACCAGTAACCTTGCAAATCTTGTCAGTTCCAATATATTTGGAGGGTCACTTGCAGGTACAACAGTAAATGGGGCTTCGTTGAATGTGTCTGGTACTTCTAATCTGGCAAACCTTGTGAGCGCCAATATATTTGGAGATGTAGCCAGAAGTACTGTTTTTATTGGAACCTCACTGAATGTAACTGGGACTTCGAATCTGGCAAACCTTGTGAGCTCAAACATATTTGGGTTGGCACTTGCAGGAGGATCCTTGAATGTATCAGGGACCAGTAACTTGGTGACAGTCACTGGAACCTCACTGAATGTTTCTGGGACTTCTAATTTGGTAACTGTCACTGGAACCTCACTGAATGTATCTGGGACTTCAAATCTGGCCAACTTGGTCAGTTCAAATATTGTGGCTGCAAGTGCTGTTATAGGTACTCTCGTCTTCACACAGGGGCAGACATTTCAGAATGTTCTGACTGTAAACAACACAGCGTCTATAGTAAATTTGTTTGTTTCTAATTCAGTCACAGTCACAAATGTCTCTTCGAGTGCCATTTCAACTGCGTCTCTTAATGTATCCGGAACTGCAAACCTGACGAATATATCACTCTCGAGTATTTCACCAACCTCACTGAATGTAGCTGGTACATCCAACCTGACGACACTTGCAGTTGGTACTCTGACATATACAGGACCTATAACTGCAACCAGCATAACAGGGTCTTCACTAAATGTGGCTGGGACCAGTAACCTTGCAAACCTGGTGAGTTCCAATATATTTGGATCGATAGTTACAGGTACAGTGATCACAGGGTCTTCACTGAATGTGACGGGTACGAGTAACCTTGCAAACCTGGTGAGTTCCAATATATTTGGATCGGTACTTGCAGGTACAACAGTCACTGGAACCTCACTGAATGTATCAGGAACCAGTAACTTGGTCACTGTCACTGGTGGGTCCCTGAATGTGTCTGGAACTAGTAATCTGGTAACAGTCACTAGTGGGTCCCTGAATGTGTCTGGAACAAGCAACCTATCTACAATTGCAGTTGGGACATTGAATTACGCGGGACCATTGAGTATATCAACACTGAATGTTTCAGGAACATCTAATCTATCAGGTATTCTTTCTGGATCTTCAATGAACCTTACAGGGACTGCAAACATTGCAAATCTTGTAACATCCAACCTTGGGTTTTCTGGTGGTCTTGCAGCACCGAGCTACACAGGAGGGTCTCTGAATATAACAGGGACATCGAACCTGGCAAACCTGGTGAGTTCCAATATATTTGGTGGGATCATAGGGGCAACAGACATTAATGGAACCTCGCTGAATATAACAGGCACTTCAAACCTCTCAAACATTGTCAGTTCAAATATATTTGGTACCATAGTCAGATCCACTGCACTCACTGGATCGGCACTGAATGTTTCTGGGGCATCTAATCTTTTCAGTCTCACAACTACACAACTTGGTGTGAATGGTGCAACCAGTCTGATTACGATTAATGCGTCTGGAACAAGTAACCTGAGTACCCTTGTCGTACCTGGTACAACCACTTTTGGGTCTGATGTATATGGTATACCCCTTCACACAACCATAGCGTGCTCTGCAGAAAATGGATCTGTAAAGATTGATGGATCTGCCGTTTCAACTATAACAGCCCCTGTAAACATGCTCATAACAGGTACAAGAGCATATCTGGTGAATACAAATCCAACTGCTACACTGACTATAAATGTTTTACACGGATCTTCACTCGCTTCATTGACTTCCATTTATTCAGGGGTTTCCTACATGACTGTTGGTGCGAATCAACCAGTCTCGTGGACAGGAACAGGATCGTCAGGTGGTACACTTTCAACTCTGTCAGGTGTTTCCGTGTCTCAAGGTCATTATATTAGGATCACTTCAACAGGAAGTGGAACCGCGCCGAAAGGTCTCAAAGTTATACTCTATTACAAACAGATACCTTAGGTATAATAAGAACCAGTCGGTCCAAATTTAGTTACAAATGCTGAAGTCCCTGTAGGTAACGCTCCAAGAATCAATCCAGTTTCTGTTTTTATTGTTGGGGTTCCATTGTTGTCACCACCAATATATACGTTCCCAGAAGAATCAGCTGTTACAGAGTACCCGATGACAGATAAAGTATCATCAATTATCCTAGAGTATTGGTATGTTCCAGCAGAATTAAACTTTGAACAAAAACCTGTTCCTCCCGAGCTCGCAGGTAGAGTAGCTACACTTGTTGAAACATTCGAGCTATTCACAAACTTTATTGTTGGGGTTCCATTGTAATATCCAGCAAGATATACGTTCCCAGAAGAATCAGTTGTTACAGAGAACCCGACGTCACTCGCAGACGAAGAATCTACAACGAAGGAAAATTGGTAAGTCCCAGCAGAATTGAACTTTGAACTGAAGGCGGTGTTTAAGGTACCTGAGCTCACAGGTAGAGTAGCTACACTTGTTGAAACATTAGAACTGTTTACAAACTTTATTGTTGGGGTTCCATCATAGTCTCCAGCAAGATATACATTATCAGACGAATCGACTGTTACAGAGTATCCACCGTCATTACCAACTGAATCTACAACGAAGGAATATTGGTAGGTTCCAGCAGAATTGAACTTTGAACAGAAGACTGCTGTTCCTCCAGAGTCAGCAGGTATAGTAGCTACACTTGTTGAAACGTTCGAACTATTCACAAACTTTATTGTTGGGGTTCCATTGTATTCTCCAGCAAGATATACGTTCCCAGAAGAATCAGTTGTTAATCCGCGCCCGATTTCAGCTCCAGCAGAATCTACAACGAAAGAGTGTTGGTAAGTCCCAGTAGAATTGAACTTTGAACAGAAGGCTGCCGCATCTGAACTCGCAGGTAGAGTCGCTACGCTTGTTGAAACATTAGAACTGTTTACAAACTTTATCGTCGGGGTTCCAGCATATTGTCCACCAATGTATACGTTCCCAGAAGAATCAGTTGTTACAGAATTTCCTCTGTCAGTTCCTGCCGAATCTACAACAAAAGAGTATTGGTAGGTTCCAGCAGAATTGAACTTTGAACAGAAGACTCCTGTTCCTCCTGAACTCGCAGGTAGAGTCGCTACACTTGTTGAAACATTAGAACTGTTCACAAACTTTATCGTTGGGGTTCCACTGTATCCACCAGAAAGATATGTATTACCAGACGAATCGGTTGTTACAGAGTATCCGATTTCAGCACCAGTAGAATCTACAACGAAAGAGTATTGATATGTTCCAGAAGAATTAAACTTTGAACAGAAGGCTGCTGTTGATCCATCGTCTGCCGGTAAAGTCGCTATATTTGTGGCTACATTCGAGCTGTTTACAAACTTTATTGTTGGGGTTCCATCGTATTCACCGACAATATATATATTATCAGAAGGATCGTTTGTTACTCCCCACGTTATATCATTTCCTGTAGAATCTACTACTATCGAATAAGAAGACACGTCTAAATTAGGAGTATACGATCCATCTATATCGAATTTCAATAAAAATGCACAATTTAAAGAACTGCCAGGCAGAGTTGACACATTGGTTGAAACATTAGAACTGTTCACAAACTTTATTGTTGGTGTACCGATGTATTCACCAGAAATATATAAGTTATCAAAAGAATCAGCTGTTAATCCCCGTGATATATCTGTTCCAGTAGAATCAATAACGATAGAGTATTGGTAGGTTCCAGCAGAATTAAACTTTGAACAGACGGCTGCTGTTCCTGAACTCGCAGGTAGAGTCGCCACATTTGTTGAAACATTCGAGCTGTTTACAAATTGTACAGTTGGAGTTCCATTGTACGAACCAGCAACATATACATTATCAGATGAATCTGTTGTTACAGCGTATCCTATATCATTTCCAGAAGCATCTACTACAAAAGAGTATTGGTAGGTTCCAGAAGAATTAAACTTTGAACAGAAGGCTGCTGTTCCTGAACTCGCAGGTAGAGTAGCTACACTTGTGGAAACATTCGAGCTATTCACAAACTTTATCGTTGGGGTTCCATTGTAATATGCATTAAGGTACAGATTACCAGATGAATCAGTTGTTACAGAGTTTCCTATATCAGTTCCTGAAGAATCTACAACGAAAGAGTATTGGTAGGTTCCAGAAGAATTAAACTTTGAACAGAAGGCTGCAATACCTGAGCTTACAGGTAGAGTCGCTACACTTGTCGAAACATTAGAACTGTTTACAAACTTTATTGTTGGGGTTCCATTGTATTCTCCAGCAAGATATACATTATCAGACGAATCGGTTGTTACAGAGTTTCCGGTATCATTTCCAGCAGAATCAACAACGAAGGAATATTGGTAGGTTCCAGCAGAATTAAACTTTGAACAGAAGGCTGCCAATGCCGTACTCGCAGGTAGAGTAGCTACACTTGTGGCTACATTCGAGCTATTCACAAACTTTATTGTTGGGGTTCCAGCATATTCACCACCAATGTATACGTTCCCAGAAGAATCAGCTGTTACAGAGTTTCCAATATCAAATCCAGCAGAATCTACAACGAAAGAATATTGGTAAGTTCCAGTAGAATTGAACTTTGAACAGAATGCTGCAACTCCTGAACTCACGGGTAGAGTAGCTACACTTGTGGAAAAATTCGAGCTGTTTACAAATTGTACTGTTGGGGTTCCATCGTACTGTCCAGATATATATAGATTATCAGACAAATCTGTTGTTACAGAGTATCCTATATCATTTCCTGCAGAATCTACAACGAAAGAGTATTGATAGATCCCTTCAGAATTGAACTTTGAACAGAAGGCTGCCGTTCCCGAACTCACAGGAAGATTGCCTACGAAACCTCCGAATTGATCACTTATGGATGGCGTTCCAGAATACTGTCCAGCAAGATATATATTGTCAGATGAGTCAGTTGTTACAGAGAATCCAATATCATTCCCAGTACCATCAATTATCCTAGCAAACTGAGGGGTCACAGTCAACTCGTACGTATATGCATCAATGACGTCAGTCATCTTACAGTGAGCCCGAATTTCTTTTTGATGATAGATTTCGCACCAGTAAGTGTCGGAGAAGACCACAAGAGCCAACGAGACCAGAACCCTGGTGTCTTTGGGTCGTTCCAATTTTCACGTGATCTGTGCCTCGTGAGATAACGCTGCATACGCGCAGGGTCCTTATGAACAGTGTAGTCAGAGTATCCCTTGGCACCAAACTTGACAGTCTTTCCATCAGGAAATTCCACCTGATACTTTTTAGGACCAGTCGAAAGTTTCTTTAAGGCGACCTTCACCATCTCTTAGAATGGTATACGTTTTGAAATCTGGACAACCAGGAATATAGTCAAGAGGTTAATGACAAGTATACCAATAAGATAAGGGGTGAACTCTTTGAGAACCAAAGAAAACACCTGCTTACTGATAGGACCATCATCCGTTTCTGAATCCGAATCCATGGATAGATTCTTGAAACTCGACAAGCAAAAAACCAAGAGAGGCCCCCGCACTGAATGGCTCGAAGACTTGGTAAAGACTCATGGAAAGGTTTTCATATGGGGAAAGTCTGGTATTGGAAAGACTTGGACCGCAAAGAGTCTGACTCTCGACGGATCCCTGACCATATTCGACGACGACGATGATTTTTCTGTAGAAGTTTCAACCAAATACGCATTGTATATCGGTAACAACTCCTCACAGTGCCCAGAAGGTATACCTTCATTCGAGTACGTGCCATGGACATCTTCTGAAACTCTCAGGGGTTCTGCCGGTATGTTTGGAACCCTCGATACATATGAAGAACCATCAGATATCGTGAGACGTCTATTACGCGGTGAAAGATTTGAAATACCAGACATTGCTGAAAGAGGGTATATGTATGCTCTGATACATGAGAATCACAAGACGTGTGACGTTAGAGTTCTGGAGGCACTTTCAAATGCAGACATATTCGACACATACATCTACAAGAACAGCGACTGGGCATACACAAACTATTTTGTATCAGAGGGTCTATTGAAACCATCATATATCATAGATCCGGTGAATGCCACTGACCTTGTTCCAGGGTCACTATGGACAAAGCACCAAAACATGTGCATGCGGAGAAAACGACTAAAAGCTCTTTACCAAAAAGGATTCACAATGGATCATCTTCCATTGATCAGGGATCATTTGAATGAGGGGGTTATTCATCCAAGCCTTGAGGTTCAAGACATTGATATATTAAACCATGTTTGCAAGATTAAACGGGCACAGTCACTTAAGAAACAAATCAGAGAGCGAAGCGGAAGATGAGACTCCAGGTGTATACACAAGGGTGATTGGAAATGAGGTTTACTTTTATGGAGAGGTTTCGCAAGAATCTGTACTAGAGCTGAACATTACTCTAAAAACTCTGCAGAGGGACCTTCTCATTAAATATGCAGAGATTGGACTTGAGGAATCTCCAACAATCAAACTATACATACACAGTGAGGGAGGGTGTGTATTTGCAGGTCTGTCTGCAATGGATCATATTCGTACGATGAAAATTCCAGTCACTACAATTGTTGACGGGGTGTGCTGTAGTGCAGCAACATTCATACTCCTCGGTGGAAAAAAACGACTCATGAAAGAAAACTCGTTCGTTCTAATTCATCAGTTGTCGAATACATTTTGGGGAAAGTTTGAGGAGCTCAAGGATGAGATGGAGACTGTGACAAAGCTCATGGAGCACATCAAGAACCTTTACCGAAAGAACACAACACTGTCAGAGACGAAATTGAAGAGGCTTATGAAGAGGGATGTCTATCTTGATGGTGACGAGTGCATAAGGTACAATATTGTTGAGGGGACTATTTAGAAAGTTGCACTACCTATTGAATTACCCAAACTATCATAAAACTGAATACTTTTATTACGATAGTCTCCTATCGAAATAGACGTTAAAGACACAGGAATACTTACTTGATTAGGACCAGATGTTACATTTGGTATATTAGTTGATTGATTTATATTTGTACCGCCAGAAACACTTCCTGTAGCAATAAGGTTGGCTCTAACATTATTTAAATTTTGAGAACTATTAAAAGTAAACCCTACGTGTGAATTTGAAGAACTTATTGCAAGTATAGCTGATATAACTGATGGACCAGGGGTTCTTGCAGGTCATGGAGCAATGGGACCTGTATTTACAGAAAGAAGCGTAATATCTGTCAGATTAGTTACCGTTGCGAAAGGGCTTGTAGCAAGCTTATTCCCAAACGTATCCACAAAGTATCCGTAGAAATTGAATGGTGAGTCCGGTAGGCTCGTTATTCTCAGTATTCTATCGCCTGTTCCTATGCGAATATGTGTATATCCGGTAGCTGTTATCCCCCACGTGCTTATAAAACTACCATCAGATATGGAGTTCGTTCTACCGGTCCCATCATCGGCTGCGACATTAACATGTAAATTTTGTCGTCTGATTGTTTGTAGAGAGT